GTAAGCACATTTAACTCACCAGTTGTCATCAATGTTCTTGGTAGAGTAAGAGATTACGCTTTAAATGTTATCTCCAATGTCTCTCCAAGTGATGGTGATGATGGTTTGCTTGACAAGACCCAGCAATTCCTAAACCAGGATACATTTGGAGACATTGTTATTGCTAGGAACAGAGTTGCTGCTTCTGTATTCCAGTTTAATCCACGTGGTTCAAATGGTGCTGCACAAGGATATAAGATCCAGAACCATGCTGTCGGAAATGAAGGATCTAACTATACTCCAAACCAGAGTTCACTTTATAGCACTGGATTGGGAACTGCTCTTGATCCCCTCCAAGCAGTACAATATGGCAATGCAGGAGCACCATTAGCAGGAGATATTCTACTTAAAGGTAATGAAGTTGGTATTACTGGATCCCTTGGTTGGATTTATGCCAACTTCTTCCAGGCAATTCCTGCTGCAAATATTGAAAGCCTACAAATGAATGGCAGCACTGTCATTAAAATTAATTGGGGCAATAATCTTAAGAATAAGCAGGTCGGTGTTACTTCTGGTTCTAACATTAGAATTAGTAACTTTAGTGATAGTGGATTTAATGGTAACTGGCAAATTCTTTCTAACGGATTTGATCCAGAAGATACCAGTTGCGAGATTGCAATTCTTGAAAATAGAGGAAATGTAGCAAACGATAACCCACGCTTGTGGTCTAATGAAGTTTCTAACAATCCTAATGTATTGATGGAATTCTCCAACTCTTCCTGGAAGGAAGTTGGAGTTCTTGGATCTGAAACATTAAGAACTGAAACTTCTGCTATTGGTAACTATAAGTTGGGTATCAATACTGTAGCAAGATCTGAGCATGAAGCATGGAAGACAGGATTTGTTGATCCATTTACCACACCACGTGCAAATCTTGACGTTGTTGGTACTGCATTCATTAGTGGTAAGACAATTCCTGATTATCTTGATCACACTGTATATGGTAACAGAACTGAAGTTGCTGAAAATAATGCATTGCTTGTCGGTGGTGATAGTGCAACTCCAAACAATGAGGCAACACTAAGAGTTGCAACTACAAATAATGGTCGTGTTGGTATCAACGTAACTAATGCTGAACTAGACAGAGCATTGGTTGTTGATGGTCTATCTAGATTTACTGATGATGCTCGCTTTGAGCATGACATTGAAGTTAATGGTGATAATGGTGTAACTGCTGAGATTAGAACATCACAGACATCAGGCATATTTAATCTAGTTACAGATTCTACATTTACTGGTACACTTAATATTGGTAACAAAGTAAGTGATCTGTATGTTCTTAATACTAGTACAGATAAGCAGAGAACTTATCTTGGAAATGCATCCACTGAAAGTTATATCTGGTTAGGAAATACTCCTGATACTAGTAGTAACATTTCTCAGATTATAGTTGGTGGTGCATATGATAATAACGAAACCTTATCATATACCCTAATTGGCAGTAAAGCATTCAAAACTGCTGGAGATTTCCAGTTAGGAACTAGAAGAGGTCTTACTGATACTGTTAAGTTGTCAACTACTGCAGGTATAGTTGAATTTTTCTCTGGTAACTCTGCTACAACTAAAATTGATTTTGCTACCAATGCTTCTGACATTACCATTGCTGGTCAAGGTGGAGATACAAGAATTAGAAATAATCTAATTGTTGATTCTACTGCTACGTTCAACTCAGATGTCACTTTGTGTGGTGGAGTTGCTTCTTACTCATTTGTAGCAGATAGAGGACAAATTGGTTCTACCACAATTAGTCACACTAGTGGCATTCTAGGAAACAATTTGTTCAACTCTAATGTTGATATTATTAGTGTTGCTAGGAAAACTACTGCTGATGCAGAATACAATGCTGTAGATACTTCTGGTAGCGGTACTTGGGGTGGTTCTGTATTCCAAAATGAAATCACTACGATTGGTGGAACACCAATTATTCAACCTCAGGTTCTACCTGCTCTATCTGGTGAACAGTATTACTTACCGATCAAAAATAAACCAGTTACTGCAACAGGTGATCAATATATTTCTGAAAATGATATTTTATTGATTGATACACCTACAGTTGGAGCTCAGCATCCAGAATTTGTTAGAGTTGTCTCTCTACCAAGAATTAATGTTGCTCCATTCTTCTTAGTAGTCGAGCGTTTACCATTTGGAACATTTACTTCTACTAGAAGTGATCATAGTGATACTACACCGATTTACAAGTGTAATGTTCAGTTTAATTCTACTTGGATTACTCAAAATATTGATAATTCTGGAAATGAAGACAATGTTTATCTCGCTCAATTTGGTGGAACTATTGCCATTGGAGATTATGTAATTATTTCTCGTGATGACGGAATTCCATCTGGAGATGGTGTTGATGATGAAGGTGAAGTATTTAAAGTTAAGACATTAATCGATCAAGTTGCTAAGAAATTTAGAATTTCTGGTGATTGTGATTCTTCTGATGGAGATGTGTTTATAGTTAATTCTGTAACTGGAGACACCACTATTAAGGGTGATGTCATTATTAATAATGGTTTAACTATCAATGGTGGATGTGATTCTCCAATACGTGGAACAATTACTGGATCTATCACTGGTACTTATAAGGATGTTGCATCAGAATTCATAACTGCAATTTCTGATGCTGATATTGCAAATGTTGAAATTGGTGATTTAGTTAAATTTGATCCTGCCGAGAACTATACTAGATTTAGTATCTACCCAAGAACACGTATCAAGGAGATTAGATATGCAACTGACAACAACACCATTGTATTAACTAGAAGATTAGAGGTTGATGCAACATTTACTGTAAAGGTAATTGTTTATAAGAATGAAGAGTTTGTAATCACTAACAACAAAGGACAAACTGGTTTCTTCTATGATACTTGCAACTCTGAACTTGAAATTGGTAATCAGGCAAGGAGATTGGATATTAGTAGAGTATATCCAGATGTTGAAACTCCCTCTACTACAGTATCTTCATATGACAATATTACATCTGATGTTAGGGTATATTCTTATTGGGTAGATCCACTAACAATTAACGCAGGTGGTCCAACTACCACTCTTAATGCAGATGCAGCAAATGGTCCTATTGCTGGATCTACTTATTTAACAGTTGCAGAACTTGGAACTGGTAATGGTCAATTTGCTGTTGATGATTTAATTATTGTTGGTGCAACTTCTGATATTAGTCAGAATGGATTGACTGGCAATAATTGGGAGATCATGAAAATTGCTGCTATTGATGCACCAAGTAAGACTTTAAGATGTTTGCCTGGTCAAGAGGGAACAAATACTCAAGGATTGAGTGTTTACCCTGCTTCAACTACAAGTGTCATAAGAATTCTCAAGCATCCTGAGAGTTCTGGTTTATATGATATTGAGCTAAGATCTCGTAGTGGAACTGGTAGTTTTGTATCAGCAATTATTAGTGACGGTCATATTGTACAACAGAAACTTGATTACCCCAACTGGGTACGTTTTGTTGATGTAAGAAACAATAGTAAAGATGAATGGTTCTTTGTTAATGGTGGATTGTTTGGTAAGTATCATTCACCAATAATGAATGATGCTATCCAGGTTGGAGATGTTCCATATAGAACTGGATCTCTAAAACTGAATGAGGATCTTAAATTACTTGGTGGTAGCATTCTTGTAAGTGATTCTGTTAATAAGACACCAGTTCTGTTTGTTAACAATGATGATGGTCATGCTGATCACCCTGGAAACATTGAATTTAATGCTGGTATTGTTGGTAGAGGAGACATTAAACTCTACTCTGCTTCTTGTCCAGAAAGTGACTCAATCAGCTCATGTAGTCCAACATTCTCTGTTGATCTTGACGGTGATGTTTTAGCTGGAAAGAGTTTAACCATTCGTGGTACAGCATTAGAAATTCCACCTAAAGTACCACAACTTGATCTTTTAAATCTAGGACCCAATGGTGCTAATACATTTACTGTAAACCAAGATCAATCAATTGATGCATTTGGACTTACAAACTTCTATACATCATCTGGTGGTAGACACGCTAGATATGTAGCGAGTGGATCTGATCCTTCTGCTAAGTTCTTAACTCCAAATGTTCAATATTTTGCAAATGTCGATCAAGGTGATGCATTAATTCTATATCTACCAGAGAATCCTCAATCTGGCGATACAGTTTCTGTCATTGAAGTTGGTGGAAATCTAACTTATGATACATCACTAATCATGAGAGCACAGGGAATCGGAACTAGGGTTCAGGGAGATTCTACTGGTACTACAATTGGTATTGGTGGAACTACACCTTATTCTGCTGGTGAATTGATTGTACAAACACCAAATGCTGGATTTACCCTTGTCTACCTTGGTGGCACAGATTCAAATGGAACAATTGTTTCTTCAGGAGTACAAGGTTGGTGGCTCAAGGAGGTCTAATAGATGGCGAGTTATAATCGAATCAAATCAACAAAAATAGCCCCAATTGGCACAATTATGCCATGGGGCGGGGGTTCTACATCAGGGGAAAATTTGGACAATGTTCCTCCTGGGTGGATTATTTGTAATGCAGCAGCAATACAATTAAATGCTGCAAATTATCCTTTGCTTGCCAAGATAATTGGTAATACATATGGTCCTCCAGTGCCAGATACTAGTTATGAGACAGGAATTAATTGGGGAATAGTTAATGATTTTCCTTATAATCCACCTGCTGGTCAAATTGGACACAATCCAAATAGGCATGTAGATACTTTTGCTTTACCAAACTTAAATCAATTATCCTTAATTGATATTGAAGCTAATAGAGGATCTGATAGCGAACCTGCAAATGATAGTGCTTTAACGGTTAATGATTTATCTGTTCTAACTACTACAGTTAGTAGAAATGGTAGTGAAGGAGATCTTCCAGACGTTTTGCAAGATGCTAATGTAGATATCACATTTACTCTTGAAGTATCTCAAAATCTTGCTGGTAGAATTACTGGTATTGTGATGGAAGAACCAATTTATTTTGATACGGTTTACGTTTTGCCTAGGAAATTGGGCATTAATCACATACCACAACACACTCACAGACCAGCGTCTGATTCTGATTTTGATCAATTTTGGTCTGCTCAACCAACAGGACAACATCTTTTAGAATTCCAACCAGGAAGAGCTGAAGAAGCATTGAATTCTGATGGTCAGATTACTGGTGTTACTGCTATTGGTCAAAGAGGTTCACCTTTCCCTCATTCTTTTAATAGTAATCCAGAAGCTAGTCTTACTTGGTATAATCCTGATAATCCATCTGACATTATGGTTCCTGGTGATTCTAGAGTTGTTATCGATGCGTCGAAATCATTAGTTCCAGATAACGTTGCGGCAGCTGGCACCAGAGCGATTGAGGAAAGAAACAGTATTGAAGTTGCATATACAGAAGATAATCGTGCTGTTGCTAATATTCAGCAACCTGCATACACTGGAACTTTTCCTCCTGCTGGTAAATATCAAGGTAAGAGAAATTATTATGCCTCTCCTGATATTCCATCTTTTCATAGAGGATCTTCAATGCCAGCAGAATATATTGATGATATTCCATATGAAGCGGGTGAGTCACAACCTATAAATACTGCAGTAACTAATACTTTCACTACTACTCTTAATCATCCATATGAAAGATGGGTAGAAACTGGATTTGATTCACATACCCATGAGTCGATGGAAATTGTCATGACTAAAGGTAGTTTATCGGTTCCAACCACTATATTGGTAAATGATATTGGAACGAGTTCTGCAATTCCTTTGAATGTAGATACTGCATTGAGTATTCAAATGGATATTAACACACCATCTTTGACAATGATGTACATTATTCGGGCATTCTAATGGCAGTATTTTACAACAAAGAAAAATCAAAGATGGGTTCTCTGACGGGGATGATTATATCATTCCCTGTTGAAATAACGTCAGATGATCCTGCTAGTTCCATTAACAAAGCATTAATACCAGCTGGTTACTTAAGGTGTGATGGTAGAATATTATTCGCTGAAGAATATCCTTTACTTGCAGAAGTTCTCGGTGTAGGCAATGAATGCAAATTTAGAAAAGAGAATCAAGCATTAGGATTAAATCAAATACAATTACCTGATTTAAGAAATAAAAATATCAGAGCAACGACATCCTCAAATATTGGACAATATAATGATTTGTTTGTGACAACCGCTCAGGATGATGTGATCCCTAAAGCTGGTGTTGGTCTAGATGTTATTCAAAATATTGAAAGTCCGTATGAACTAACATATACAGGATCTTTTTATATCCCTCCCCAAACATTAGATTTGCGTGGCGAACCAGCATTTAGTGTTAGTACAGGTGCCTATACCGAATTTATTGATGTTCCGCATACTGCATTCCAACCACATATGCATAGAACTACAACAACACGTGCTAGACAGAGAGCAAGGGGAAATGCCGACTTTAGTGCATTTGCAGTCAATCATGCTAAATCTCCTAGTTCTTTAAATGTTTGTCAGTGGTGGGAACACACGAGACAAGATTTGTGCTATTGGGCAATGAGTAGCATCTGGCTTAGTGGAAAGAAATCTGCTGGTATATTCATGCCTGAACCAACATCATATTGTGAACAATATGGTGGTTGTTTTAATGATGTTTGTTCTGGATTTATCGGTAGTGATGGATTCTGCTTATGGCCAGATGATGGTCTATGTCCAGAAGTTGATAATAAAGATTGGTGTCAATCAAAAAATAAAGACAGTGCTCCAGAAGGTCCATCTGTATGTTCAGACGGTACAGATTATGGAAGAATTAATTATCCTCCTACATATACTCAATCCTGTGAATGCACATTCGGTTTTTTTGGTGAATGTATTGGTGGTGCTGTTGGAAAAAACAGACCTGAGAAAAATTCCGATGAATTGACAAACTGGACAGCAGATCAAGGTGTAAATCTTCCATGGACATCATACGATGATCAATACTATTTGGTCGGAACACCTGGAGTTCAAAATATTACATCATTAACAGGTGAAGTTGGTTATGATGGTACTCATAGACATAGAATGGATTTTAATGCAGATGATCCACATACATATCAATTGAAAACCAGAGCAGCTACTGCACAACCATCTGGTAGATTATCATCACGAATTACTATCAAAGTAAATACGTCAAGAAAGGCAGATAAATATATTCAGCCATATATCATCACGGAATATTTAATTAAAATCTGATGGCAGTTTACAGATCTACGTTACCGAATTACTATTCCGACAAGGGAGGATCCTATGTAAGTGTGGGTGCTATTGTCCCGACTCTTGTTGGTACTAATACTGATCGGATTGAAAATAGCAGTGCAAAAGACCCTGAATTTGACTACAGGGGATATTTGTATTGTGATGGTGCAGAATATAATATCAATGACTATCCAAATTTATACCAAGTAATTGGTGATGAATATATCAAAACAACTGATGTCCAAAGGAATTCACTAGTATATACATATCATGGACAACCAGGATCTATCAACAGAACTTTTGTTGATAATGGGAATCTTTTTATTGAAGTATATGGTCGTAGTCAAAGAAAGGCAGATGGTTCGACATATTATGAACGAGTAATTCCAGATGGGGCAACAATTGAATTTCCTGAACTTGGTAGTTGGAATCCTGGAACCACCATTGAATCTGATGGAGTATATCGTTTAAATTACACAGAGCAATTTCAATCTCTCGCTCAAGAAACTGATACTCATGTATACAGAGTTCTTACTACTAATTTAAATACAAATCCTGGTGGTGGAGGTGGTGGAGGAGAATCTCCTGGTGGAACTGTTACATGGCAAATTACATCTTCCAGTTTAATTAACGATGGTAGTACATATTTAAAATTACCGATAGCACACGTCGGAACTGTTCCTGAATTTGACCCAGGGAATTTAATATATCCAACTGGATATCCAAATTATCCTGGAGCAAAGAATGATACAATAGCACTTAGTTGGGGACAAATGTCTGGTCTTCCAGAGGGAGCTGTTATTGATCAATATGAAATTCTTTTAGAAGATCTTTCTACAATGGGAGGATCGCGAGATAATCCAGATACAAGTGAAACAGAAGTAGCATTTGTTCATTGGCATGTAAAAAATATTCCAGCAACTACTACTTTTATTGATGTAAATGGCATTTGGCCAAGTGGGGTTACTTTTGGTGATGTTGAGCAAAAATTTACTACTTGGGGATTAGATTCAGAGTGGTACAATAATGGATATTGTGGTCCTCAACCACCTCAGGGTGAAGAGCACCTTTACAGATTATATGTCAAAGCATATTTGACTGATGGTCAGTCATTGGTTGAGTATATTGATTTTACTTTTGGTTCTGGAACATTTATTCCTCAACTTTTTGTAAAAACACCATGGTTTGAACGTAATTTAGATGTTATTGGTGGAGGTTCTGGATTGCCAGGTGGTGGCGGTGCTGGCGCTACAAATTTAGAAGCTGATTGGACTGCATTTGATCCTCAGGATGTTTTTGCAAGTCCAGTAACAGGACACCCAACAGTTAGAATTAGAAAAGGATTTCAATTAAAGGACTATCCATATATTTTGGGCAAATTCAGAGTGCCTGATTATAGGGATAGAAAACTAATTGGATTTGGTGAAGGTGTTGAAGGGGCAGGAACTCCACTGGTTGAAAGTAGAATCACTATGAATATGGGTGATACTGGTGGTAGATGGTATATCTCAAGAGAGACTATCAATACGCCACAGGAATTTTTTGAAATTAGTGATGTGATTACTACTGGTTATAGTAATGTAACCACACAAATCGAACCATATTTGGTTGGTGAGAAAAAATATATTGTTGGACCAATCCAAGATTATATTTACGCAAAACCTCCATCACACGAACACCAAATATTGCATAGTCAACCAGATCCGAGTACGTTTGCTACTACTGGTGGTGTTGATAATTATTCAACCGTATACATTCAACAAAGAGGATCAGTAATTTCATTTGTTCCAGAAGGAGAAGAAGCATTAGGTCACTCGCATGGTTTATTTGGAACTAGACCAAGTAATTCTAGAATTGCAACATATGGCAATACCGATGGCATAGGTTCTAATACAACAGATGCTTTAGGTTGTCCACAATATAGTATTACAGAAGCACCAGCTATAAACATTTCTAGTTGGACGGGAAATGGAGAAGTAATAACAATTGTTGCAACAACTGATCATGGACTTGCTAAAGGTGATACTGTTGTTGTACAAGGAACAGGAAACGCTTCTGTTGATGGTACATATGAAGTTCTAGAAGATGGACTTACTTCTACATCAATAAACATTGCCAACACTACTGGTGGCGGTGGTGCAGATGGACAAATAAGAGAAGCTGCTGGTTTTTTCGAGGAGCAAAAATACACTCCAGAACCAAGAGTATATGTAGTTGATAATGTTACTACTATTGGTGGAAAAGTTGTTCCTGGAGTTAATGTTGGTGTTGGTGAACTTCGTCTTGAGGAAATATATGGTCCTGGATCACATACAGTACCAGCTCTAGCTAGAACATCTTCTTTTGATATGCAGATTAGAGCTGGTGGTGGCGGTGGCGGTGGGTCATCAGGTAATGGTATTGCTGGAGGAAACACAAGTGTTTCTTTTCTTGTTGATGGTGTTTCTTATACCGTCACTGCTAATGGAGGAGCAGGTGGTAGATCTGGAAATGGTGGTGGCAATGGGGGAACACGTGGTACTACTGTAATTCCTGGAGCTCTTTTAAATGATGATAGATTTAGCATAAATGAATACTTAGGAGGTAGTGGTTCCAACGCTTCTTCTGGTGGTGATGGCGGAAGTGCTGGAACAATTGGAGCAGATGGTGGTGATGGTGGTTTTGACACTACTACAATTGAAGGTAACGTCACTAAAACTTATAATTCTGATGGTACTTTTAGACCAGGAGATTATATACCATCTGATAGTAGCGTTGACAAGGTTGTTATTGGTCTTTCAGGCGGTGCTGGTGGTGATGGCAACAACAATGCTAACTCTGGATGTGGTGCTGGTTTTAGAGGAGGATATGGTGGTAATGGTGCATATGTTCAGGGAACATATTCTGGATCTACCACTTTTACTCATAAAATTGGAACAAAAGGCGGTAACGGATTTAACAACATTGGTCCATTTCCTAAAATTGCAGAAGATACAAATGACAATCCAGGACAGGGTGAAGTTAGAGGAGGAAATGGAGGTCGTGGCGCTCGCGGTAACGGAGCGACAGGTGGTGCTGGTGGCGGTGGATCATCAGTTAGAACTGGAGTTGGTATTATTATGGGTGCTGGCGGCGGTGGCGGCGGTGGCGGATCAGGTGGTGGATGGAATGGTGGCAGCGCACCAGAAGATCCTTGCTGGGTTGGTGGAAGTGGTGTAGCTTATAATCAAGGTGGAGGACTTAGATCCGTATCTTCAGTAGGTACAGATCAAGGATCCGCTGGAGGCACTTCTGGTTGTACCGCTGGAGGCGGCGGCGGCGGTGGAGGTGGTTTTGGACCAGCTGGCGGTGGCGGCGGCGGCGGCGGCGGTGATGCTGGCGCTGGTCATGCTCTCACTGGATCTGGTGATGGTGGATTTAGAGGTAGATCTGCAGTTAACCAAAACCACATAAGTAGTGCAGTTGAGACATCTGGATCTGGTGGTAAAGGTTATGTCACATATAAAGTTTATTATGAGGGAGAAGTAGAAAATGACCCAGGTGGTGGTGGTGGCGCTGGCGCTGGAATTGGTTTAAGTTTTGCTGTCAATGATTATATTAATGAAGATATCTCAACCCAATTAATTATTAGTGTTGGTTCTGGTGGAGGTGGTGGTGCTGGTAACGGTAACAAGGGTGCTGACGGTGAAGTCCGTGTAGAAGCATATGAAATTACAGCAACAGAGGTTGGGGAAGCTGAACTCACAAGTCCTAAAGGTAGATATTATGAAGTTCCTGGAATGCCTACTAACACTCCAGATTTCCCAGATACATTTTCAACTGGTAATATCTGGCATTCAGCGAGTTCTGGTGTGAATGTTAGATCTCCAACGGGATCTAATTTCCCAGCAGCAACAACACTTTCTGATAGCAAAGCACAGAGATTTGTTGAATTTAAGGGTGCAGGGAGTCGTTGGTTGCAAATAGGTCCACTTAATCTCACTTTTGTGGAAAAGTTGATATTTACAGTCATCAAAGGTAATGGATCTAATGGTGGTGATACACCAGAGGAAGATTTTTCTTTGTTCTTTAAAACTTCTTTAGATTCTCCTTCAGAAACTAATCTTGAGCGTATTGCTGCTGGCGGTCCTGGTGGTTCGGCAGGATATGAAAACTATATTATTGAATTAGATGAGGAAAATGATGCTCGCAAGAGTGGCATTTATCTTGTTATAAGACAGAATAGACCAGATGCTGCTGGTGATAATGATGATGTCCCAGGTGGATTAACTAATGATAACTGGGGATTAGCACAATTTGGTATGGTATATGGTGAAGTTACAAACAATGTATTTGTTCCTTCTAGTGATGCTACACTGCCTGGAAACAATACAGGAACTTGTGGACCAGATGCAGGAATTAATGTAGTTAAAAGGACAGTAACTGCTAAAGATTCAAATATTAGATTTACTGACGGTTTATTGACATTGACTGGATCAACACCAGTTTCTGTTACTGCTGAAGCGAGAACTACAGAGGATATTCCTTTGCTAACTAGATATCATCGCTCAAAATATTTAATTAAAGCATTTTAGAATAAATATCAATGATAAAGGGACTAGTATAATGGCAAGAAGCAATGCTACTTTATTTTTGAACGCTTACGAAAAAACTATTAGTTATAAAGGTGTTCAGAAAGAAATAAATGATAGTTTTTGGGAGGAGCATTTTGTTCCTATCCTTTATCCTCTTTGGGACAATCCAAAAGATAGGTTGGAATTGTTCGTATATAGAGAAGATGGTACGTATTTGATCGAAAAGAACAAGTACAAGAAGAATTTTAAGACAGGTGAATACAAGTGGGTAGGATATGAATTCGACCCCGATGGTGTAAGTGCAGTTTCTGTTGTTGAATTACTTGAGAATTTAAAAGAGAAATTTCTTGCATACAAGGAAGAATCTGAGGCAACTTATGAAGCAGCTGTTCAAAGAAAGTTTGCTGTTGGACAAATTCTTACTTGGGCAAAAGTAAAACTCATTCGCACATTTCTTTTACAAGATAGTGATTATACTCAATTGCCAGACACTGAATTAACTGATGAAGAAAAAGCATTGTGGAGACAATATAGACAATATTTGAGAGATTTTCTTAAATTACAATCAGCGCAGAGTCCATATGATGTAATCTTTCCAATTACTCCAACTGAATATTTGAATAGAAAATCTTTTGAAATGTCAGAATTGCAGGTTGGTGTTTATGGGAATCAAGGATGTGATGAAGATTATCTGACTAGTAAATATCATTTTTGGAAATTATCTTCAAATGCAATGAGATCATTTGCTCAAAGAATGAGTACATATATTGCACTCAAAGCATTCACTACTGATGATGGTCCATATGGTAGAATTGAAGTTGAACCATTTAAGATCGCTTCAAATAATCAAAATGAGGACATGAGAAATACAGTCATTGAAAATCTCGGGTCAGCAGAGAAAGCAGACAAATATCTAGAAGAATTGATTACACGTATCGCTAACGGAGAAGTATAATGTTAGTATCAATGAATGCGATGAGGATCTATGAGATGGTTGCTCATTATGCAAAAACAAAAGAAAAGTTTGTTCTTTTAATTGATAATACCCACTATTTTACTCTTTCTGATACTAAAAAAACAGAAGTCAGAGAATTTTATGATGATTCAATCCCTGTAGATGAGATTGGTGAGGTATTTGATAACAAATACACATTCTATGAATTTTCATCTCAAGCAGTTGCTACAGAAATTGCAACTGACTGGTTCCCTCAAACGACAGATTTAGAAGATCAAGATTATTTTATTGAAGTACAAGTTATTACTCCATCTGGGGGCATTCCCTACACTAGCTTGAGATTGACAAAGGAATAGCAGAATAGTATAATATATTTGTAGTATTGTTTATATTATGAAATACCTTGCGGAGAGGATTCAAGGTCCAATTTTGTATCAGACGGTTGAAGAAAACTATGTGTTTTCTGCGTCAGAATATAATGCAATGAACCGAGTAAATGCATTTAGACCAAATGTTGGTTTGGATAAATCTATGGTCTCTGATACAGATGTGTTGGAGAATGAAGGATTTTCTGATATCAAGGCATATATCCTAAAACATATTAATGTGTATGCTGAAGAAATCCTTCAAGTAACGAAAGATGTAGAGTTTTATATTTCATCATCATGGATATCTGCATACGAGCCTGGCATTGGACAAGCACCAAATTATCATCACAATAGTGTATTTAC